CCTTCCTTGGGTAAGATATTGGGACCACGGTTTTAAAGGTCCTAATGGTCTATGGTATATCGAAAACTCTTTAACCTCCATCGGAGCTCAAGATCCAGTATCAGAGATGAACTCGGTTCTATGGAATTCTGGTCGTGATGAGGATAAAGCACTCGCCAGGGAAAGAAAACGTAGACTACATTATGTAAGTAATGTTCTAGTGGTTTCTGATCCTAGTAACCCAGAGAATGAAGGGAAAGTATTCCTTTATAAGTTTGGTAAGAAAATCTTTGATAAGATTATGGAAGCTATGCAACCTGCCTTTGAAGATGAGACACCATGCAATCCTTATGACTTCTGGGAAGGTGCGGACTTTAAAATTAAAATCCGTAAAGTAGAAGGTTGGGTAAACTATGATAAGTCAGAGTTTGCAAAACAGTCTGCGCTACACGAAGGCGATGAGGCGAGATTGGAAGATGTATATGGGAAACTATATTCACTACAAGACTTCCTTGATCCTAAAAACTATAAAACTTATGACGAGTTAAAGACTAAGTTAAATAGAGTATTAGGTGTAGAGGCAGGTCCAGTTGCAGCCGCACCAGTTGTTGCTGATGTAATGGAAGCACCAACTATGGCATCTACTAACAGTCCAGTTATGGAAACACCAGACGCTGGAGATGATGGAGATGACACACTATCGTACTTTGCAAAACTTGCACAAGATAGTTAAATCCATTAGGAAGACAGCGCGGAAGCGCTAAAATGGTGAGGACCCGAAAGGGTCCTTTTTTTATCTGCTGAATCCCAGATGGGCCAATTCTTGTTCTATTCTACTTAATCCGTTGGAACTAATAGATACAGAGTCACTATTATTATTGGTTATAACATTACTAATATTATTTGTCATTCCTTCTGGCATTTTAAATCCAGTAGCTTGAAGGTCAGCCAATATATTAGAAGTATCAGACTCAAACGTAGTCATGATATCACCCGTTCCTGTTGTGTTTATTTTAGATTGTCTTTCTTTTTCTAATGCGGCCTCTGCTGCAGCTTTCTCATTCTTCGCTCTTATCTCATCAGCTGCTCTTCTACCTCTTCCCGTATCAAGACCTTCACCTATCGCATCTAATGCTGAAGTATCGAAATCATCTCCTAATATCCACCCTGCGGCTCTTTTACCTAAGAAGCTTACCATTTTTCTAGGTATGAATGTAAGACCATTTACAATCATTGATAAGAAATCAACAAAGTATAATGCTGCAACTTTTAAAGTGTCCATAACAGTTGCACCCTCTCCCAATGAACCTTTTAGTTTTAAAAAACCAAAGGTTAGTAAACCTATTCCTGCAGCTATTGCAGCACCTACTGCAATAAATGGAAGTAGAGGAACTAAAAGAGTACTAAGAGTGGCTAGTGCACCTGTAACAAATGCAGTGACAGCTGGTATAGCAGTAGCCAATATAAAAGTTCTAAGAACACCTAATTTAGTAACCATGGTTCCCATAGCAGTAGCCAATGTCCCAAAGAAAGTTGCTAGAGCTGGAATCGCAGTAAATAACATAAAGTTTTTAACAAATTTTACTATAGATAACATTCTTATTAGTGGTGCGATTAAAGTTGGTCCAAAGTATACAGCAACCATTCCAATCAATCCACCGAAAAGACCTAGATTATCTTCAAAATCTTTCTTTAGTGCTTCCATATCACCATTTATTAAGTTTTCTAAAGTATCTGCAATCGCTTGAAACCAACCTATGAATTTATTTACTACTTTGGAAAGAGTTTCTGGTGAGAATACTGCCAATGTTATTGCAGCTAAACCAGCAACAAACCCACCGCCTTTTGCAAGAGACTTTAAATTTTTATTAAATCCTTCAGAGGCCTGCTGAATAGCCTTAAGCCTAGAATTTGAATCTTCTGACTTTTTCTGTTGTTCTCTTCTTTCTTCTTCACTTATTACAGTGTCGTTAAAGGCTCTGACTTGTTTTTCTGCAACATCTATTTTGGTTTGATCACCCGATTCTATTGCGTCTTTTAAATTTTTATTTACTTTTGTAAAGCTTTCACCTAAACTTTGCGCAAAGGATTTTTCTTCGGCGGTACTTGCACTACGAGATAATTTGGTTATCTGTTTTTGTAAATTACTTCTACCTGTAAATGTTAATGTCTCTAATACTGCTTTGTCTCTTTTTAATGATTCAGTAAGGTCCTTAAATTCTCGAGTTAATACGTTATCTGCATTTTTATCTGCTACTTGTTTTATAACTTTTGCAGTTACTTCTTCTAAGGCGGATAAGTCTTCATCTCTATTGTTTAAAGCATTAGTATTAGTGTTTCTACTAAGTAATTCAGATATGTCAGAAAGACCAGATGTTATAAGATCAGCCTCTTTAGTCGCACCTTGGCTCCTTAAGGTAGTCGCATCTAATTGAGCCTTAGATATTCTGTTATTAATATCGGAAAGTTTAGACTGACGTTCGCCAGATTTTCCTATTCCTCCAAGAACTTCGGTTTGTTTTTTTCCAGCCTGTATTCTTTTCTTATCGTCAGAATTCGCCTTATTCTTTTCTCTTTTTTTATCTTCAGCCATTTTTAGTCCTTAAACTTATTGTCCAACACTATTTCTTATTACTAAACGCTTGAGAACCAAAAAAGGCTGCAACTATACCAGCTACTGCAACAAAATAAGTAGCCGCCATGTCTCCTAGTATTTTACTAGCGGAATCTAATCCTAAAAGAACTGCAGATACTACTGCGAATGGATATAATAACATACCACCCAAGGCGAACCACGCCATCTTTCTTTGTGCATCTCTCATTGCATCGGCATCTTCGAGTTCTTTTCTTTTAAACTCTAAATACATATCTTGTTCTTTTTTAGTTACTTTACCATCTCCGTTGGTATCGGCCGGATGGTAACCTTCTCTTTTTAATTCTTCCATTTGTTATGTTGAGCTTTTTGTCGCTCATTCTCCTCTTTTATGTGTTCTACTAACAGGGCGACATATATCTCCCTCTCCCATGGTAACATATTATCCAATTCAGTTAAACTATACCCATGATGCTGCATCATATTAAAGTTAGTTTTATAATGGTTTACGAGATTATCATGTGAAAGGCCTAAGTAAAAAAACTTTGGAGACCTCTTAACTCCAATTTATTCTCGTGTCCACATTTATTACAATTATAATCTATATTATGAGTAAGAGCAGGCATATTACCTAACCACTCAGTAATATTTTTAAACTGAGATGAATTTAAACTTTCAATAAAATCAATAAGTTCCTCTTCGGACTGATCACCAGCCGGATAAACGTTATCGTTATCAAAAATAGATTTAATACTTTTAACAATTAAATCATTCATCATTTCCAATTGTTCGTGAGTATTATTCTCATCAGTAACAGTCTTAACTTGTTCAAGTTCGTTTATAGATGGATATCTAAACTCTACCCCAACCTCATCGTTAACCATAATAACATTATTACTTTTTATGTCTACCTTTCCGATTGTTACTTTATCGAGGTCTACATGCTGTGGGTTTTCATAATCACATTCTTCACATTTTAATTTTAATTCTACTTTTTCTCCCACTGATTTTGATCGAAGTCTTAAAAAGAGTTCTTCCAAATCAAAAGTAGTTAATGTATTAATATCAATATTATCATATATACATGATGATAATACATCTTTCATTGTTCTTACGATAAGTTTATCATCTTTCGATTCTAAAGCAACCATGAGAAGCTTCTCTTCCTTTACTAAAAAAGGTCTATATTCAATCACTTGTCCAGTACTTGGTATTATCGCCTCGTACTTAGACGCATTCACTAACGGCAACGCCATAATTTTCTCCTATTATATTATCCAAATATAGAAAGTCCAGAAGTAAGCTGTGAAACAGTACTACTTAATGGTCCTTCCACTTCATATTTATCATATCCAAAAGTAACTTCTACCTTTGCAAATTCATTTTCTTGTCCATTCCCTAGTGTAATTTCACTTACGTTGATAGGAAACGCTTTTATTAGTTTTACCCCATAAATTGGGACATCTTCTTCATCTAATTGTTGAATTACAATATCCGTAGAGTAATCTTGTTTATACCCTAATTGATATGGAATAACTTCACCTTGATCATCTTTAGAATTTAAAATACTATCTAACCAACCATCAAATATATTTTTCATATAATAATCTTTAGTTAAAAGAAATGAAAAGGTGATATCACTATCAACAAACGTATACGGCATTTTTACAATTTGGAATTGGTCTTGATATTCCATAGTTGATATTGATCTTCCCGGCATAGTGACTGAATCACATAGTAGAGATATATCCCTAGGATCATTTATTAATGTACTAACACTAACATCCTGACCAGAAATCACATTAGAAAGAATCGCCTCTGGGTTAATATTAAATAAAGACATTGACGGGGGTGTAAAAAATACATTGTATCTATTAGTTTTCGCCAAACCACCACGTGAAGTTATTACTGATTTTAGTTTATTAATACTAGTCATTAAGTTTTTCTCGCAATTTTTATACTATTATTCCATATACCTGTTTTTTGTTCTTTAACAAATTGTTCAGTTGGTAAGAATATCGCTATTTCCCATTCGGTCATAGGAACTCTTACTACTTTAGACCTTATTTGATTATTTAAATATCTTTTAATACAGGGTCTAAATTCTTTAAATTTTCTTGTAGATTGTAATAAGTCATACTTTGCTTTTAGTAGTCTTGTATTACTCTTTACTTTTCCTGGAGCCAATTTCATTAACTCATCAAGAAACTTAGCTCTCACATCTGGTCGTAAGTAATGTAAGTTCAGACCTAAAAATCCATCCTTGTACTGTTCTATCATAAGTACTAAAGGGAATCTATCATAGTAAGGTAGGTCAGCTTTAGTTTTAGGGTCGTAGACATACATATACATATTTCCCCTTAACTCTTTACTTACAGGTTCTAATGCGCTATCTTTTAATAATTTCGCACGAGACATTTTACCCATCTCATCTATCTTATCTTTAAACCATTTTTTGGATGCTTTAGTTCTTGGAGTAATTCCTGACCTAAACGCGTCTAATTGTAATGTGTCAAATAAAGATGCCATATATCTATTTATACTATCCTTTCAGAAGTTTGATACCAAGATTAGATAAAGTATCTTCAGTCCAGATTTGGAATTTCCATCCTTTATGGTCTGCATATTTAGTAGCCGCTTCCCATTTGGATGTGTTCTTTACATACGTCATAACTTCATTGATATATCTTTTAGTTTTACGAGAAGGTTTTTTTGGAGGTGATGTTTCTTTCTTTGGTTTAATTTCTATTAAAAGTATTTCTCTATTATCTAATTCGATAAGTAAGTCAACGTAATATCTGTGTAATTTATTATCTGTTTTACACTTATATGGTACTACTATCTCTTCAGAGTTCCACTTCTTTACTTTAGGATTATTTTCACACCACTTGAATGCTTGTCTTTCCCATAACGAACGATAAACTACTTTTGTGGGGTCACCCAGATATTTATCTTTATGTTTTATTGTATATTTCCCTTTATAAGCCATTATAAATACTCTTATAGTTAATTAGTATTACTATTTATAAGGTAAAAAATATGTCACAAGATAACGAAAATGCATTAAGGTTTCCTTCCAATGTAAAAGATAGACCATTTATAAGATTTCTGATTAGAAAAAGAGAAGCAGAAACAGGAAGAATGGATTTAGGTGGTGGGTCAAGAAGTATTAATCTTTTTGTTCCTATGGATTTACAGATCGCAGACTCAGCAAACTTCGATACTATTAATTTAGGTGCGATAAGTGCATTTAAGAGTGCGGTAACTTCAAAAGAAAATACAGATACTAATTCAAGAGAATCTATTGCGATTGCGGCTGCAGTAATTAATCAGGCTACCGCCGGTACTTTTGATGGTGCGAATAAAGTTGGACTAGTAAGTAAAAATGTTGCTTCAAATAATATGACAACTGCAACTTTTAACGATATGGGAATTAGAAATTTTAATTTTAATTTTCAAATGATGCCAAGTTCACAAAAAGAATCTGAAACTATTACACAAATTGAAAATACTTTTAGAAAATTTATGTACCCTAAGAAAATTGGTGCGACTGGATTTGCTTTAGAGTACCCTCCACTCTTTAGAATTACTTTTCATGACCCTAATGGAGAAATTAATAAGTACTTTCCTACTATAAAAGATTGTTATTTAACTTCATTGAACACAAACTATAACCAACAGGGAGGAAATATGTTTTTTAAAGACGGAGCTCCTACCGATACTTCCATTTCTTTAAGTTTCCAAGAACAAAGACAACTTACGAGAGAGGATTTATATCACGACATCGATGATATTAAAAGTGCGACACCAAAAAGATTAGATAAAGATGGAAATAATGCGTACGACACTTTATTTATTGGATAAAACAGGAGAAATTATATGAGCTTTTTTAAATTATTCCCAAAAGTAGATTACGACATTAATAAAACGGGTACTATTCAAAAAATTGTAGACCTTTATAGAAGTGTAAGACCATTACAAAATTTTATTGACGAACCTTCTCTTTATACTAAGTATGAAATTAAAAATGGAGAAAGACCTGACATAGTTTCTCAAAGATTATATGGTACTCCAGATTTTTATTGGACTTTTTTTGTAGTAAATGCATTTTTACACGACGGATATAAAGTTTGGCCAATGTCTCAAGAACTTTTATTACAATATTTAAATACTGAGTACGAAGGTTATGTTATTACTTGCGATCCTAACGTACTTCCTAACTCTGATGGTATTTTATCTACTCAAAATTCTATTGCAGGTAAATTTAAATTAGGAGAAACACTTACTGGAGGAGCTTCGGGGTGTAGTGGTACTCTTGTAAGAAAAAACATTGACCTAAATCAACTCATAATTCAAAATGTGACACTTGGTTCTAATAATAGTCCCTATATTGGAGATGGAAATAGTGTAGAAACTATAGTTGGTGGTACTTCTTCAGATAGTATTCAGTCACATAAGGTATATAAGTACGTTGACGCACCACATCATTACTTTGTTTTAGAGTCAGACCCTACTAATGGAGAAGTTCAGAAAAGAATTTATACTAATGAAGTGTTTATTAATGATCCTTCACCTTTAGATGAGGGAAGTACGGGTACTATCTCTAATTTATATCAACCTTCTTACGCAACAGAGGAAGGATTATTGGATGAATTAAATATTCCTTCAGAAAGATTAGCAAAAGGAGAAAACGAATTAAGTATTATGAGTAATAGAGAGTACATTCAAGACCAAAATGATAAAAGATCAAAGATTCGTGTCATCAATCCAGAATTTATAGGAGATTTTGTGTCGGAATTTGAGAAAATTCTTAACATTTAAAAAAACAAGATATGCCAACTAATAAAAATTCACATTCTACAATTTTACCAACTTCGTACGACAGAAAAAAAATACTTTTAACTACTAATAATACAAAAGGTAGTAAAGGATTTGAATTTGACATTAATAATTTAGTAACTTCTATTAAAATAACAGAAAACATAGAAGGACCTGGGTTGAATTTTACGTTTTCCTTAGGTGATACTGAAAACTTTATAGAAAGGTCAAGACTTTCTGGTAATGAAAAAATTTTAGTAGAATTAGAAAGGGACGCACCGTACGGAAAAGAAAAATACTCCATCGATTTACGTGTTATAGAGATAATGAACTTTGTCAAACAAAAACGTGGCTTGACGACGTATCAGATGAAGTGTGTTTCACCGCATATAGTCGATAATCAAGTGGTGTCATTAGGTAATGCATTCAAAGGATCAGTGGGAAGTACTATAAAGAATATTTGTTTAAGTTCATTAGGAATCAATAAGGAGAAACTAGAAATTGACACTGCGGTTTCTTTAAGCCGTGGAGTGTTTCCTAATATAAAACCATTGAGTGCGATTAAATTACTAATAGATAACACATCAGACAACGGCACTCCGTATTACTTCTACGAAACCTTAACGAATGGAATTAAATTTAAAAGTTTAAAGACATTATTAAACCAAGAACCCTTTGATACGTACGAGATAAGAGAAGCTTCTATTACTAATATAGAATCAGATAAGGGTTACGAAGATATGAGAACAAGAATTATAGAAATGAGTTCAGACTATAGTGCGTCCAAGTATATGGGATTAAAGAATGGAGCTTATGCGTCGACCAGTTTCTTTGTTGATGTGGGTAATAAGACATTGAATCCATTAAAGTTTAGAGAACAGTTTCAATATAGTTACGATATGAATACCTCTATAGAGAAACACAAACCCTTTCCAGATTTAAATCAAAACAATCTTATAAAAGAAAAGGGATTAAAAGATTTTCCAGAGTCTAAGAAGTTCTTTATTAATCTTAATACTGAATCGTATGATGGTAGTGATAACTTAGCACAAGGATTAAGTGGCGGTAACTTAGCGCAGATGTATTCACACTTAGAGAATATGGAATTTCAAACACATAATATATTAATACCAGGCGACTTTAGATTAAATGTGGGAATGGTTATTAATATTAGAATACCCGCGACGAGTCAAGAAGGTAAGTTTAATAGAGAGATTAATACACTACAGTCGGGTAAGTATTTAATTACGCGTATAGAACATACTTTAGATACACATGAATACTTAACGCAACTTACTATTAAAAGAAATTCATCCACAGTAGATTTGGATGGAGTAGAGGATATTAAATAATGAGAAGAGATGATTTTGTTCAACAGCAGTTTAGTTGGTTTACTGGAGTAGTAGAAGACATTGCTGACCCTAGTAAAATTAATAGAGTAAAGGTGAGACCTTTTGGGTGGTATAGCGATAATAAGAAGACGCTCCCTACGAGTGACCTTCCATGGGCGACTGTGATGATGCCTAGTACTTCTGCGTCTTTTAAACAGAATGGTGCGAGTCATCAGTTAGAAGTAGGATCGTGGGTAGTAGGGTTCTTTAGAGATGGTCCAAACGCACAAGATCCTATGGTTATGGGCAGCATCGCTTCTCGTACTGAAGGTGTGATTGATACCCCTATAGAACACTCTACTACTAATAAAGTATTTAAATCGCAGGCAGGGCATCTGGTCGAGTTTGAAAATAAAGATGGAGATGAAAAGATTTCTATTACTCATTCTAATGGTGCTAATATTACTATAGATAAAGACAATAACTTATCCATTACTAATACTGGTAGTACTTCGATTACTTCTACAGGTCCTATTAATATTACATCAGCTG